CGCCACGCCAATTGACTACTTGTCTTTGGTCACTTCGTTGGCTTCGCCGCCGCCTATCGGTAGCACTGCGCCTAACACTGGCGCGTTTACCACACTAGCTGCGACCACTGGCACGATTACTACGGTCAATAGCACCACAATCAATGTCACCACAGTTAACGCCACCACTGTCACCGCAACCGGCACAATTACCGCTGAAACTTTAACTTTTGAGGGCGGCGGGTCATTGACCAAAGTGCCAGAGTCTGCCATCAAGTCAATCACTGCGTCTGTGGCTACCAGTGCTCTTACGGTCACACTAAGCCCGACCACACTGGACTTTAGGTCTGCTACCTTGACAAGCGGTACTGTAGTATCACGGGTGATTTCATCGCCTGTTTCTGTAGTCGTATCGTCAGGATCAACCTTGGGGACTACTTCTGCGGTACAAAGTCAAATTGTTGTACTGGCACTTGACAATGCTGGCACAGTAGAATTGGCAGTTGTCAATATTTCTGGCGGTACTAATCTGACCGAGACAGGGTTAATCAGCACCACGGCAGAAGGTGGGGCTGGCGCAGCAGATAGCGCGTCCGTTGTCTATTCGGCCACTGCGCGTACAAACTTGGCTTACCGTGTTGTTGGGTATATTGAGTCAACACAAGCGACTGCGGGTACTTGGGCTACTGCACCATCAACTATCCAAGGTGTTGGTGGTCAGGCTTTGACCGCTATGAGCAGCTTGGGTTATGGTCAGGTTTGGACAACTGTAACAAGGGCAGCCGCCACTACTTATTACAACACTACCGGCAAACCTATTGTGTTAAATATTCAAGGAGTAAGCGCGGGGTCGGGGAATATGACTATAGAGCCAACCATAAACGGAACTGTTGTAAATGCAATTGCTGGAAGTTTTGCAAATTCATCAGGCAACACCTCTATAGGGGGTAACATACTAATCCCAGTAAGCGCTTCGTATTTGCTTACTTTAACTAATTGTACTGTTTCTTCTGTTAAAGAACTTCGTTAAGGACTGGCCATGCCGCACTACAAAGACACCGAAAACAAACTGCATTGGCTAGACTCGGCTGAACATGAGGGCTATCTACCTATTGGTTCTGTTCAGATTACTGATGAAGAAGTTGCCGCAATTCGTACAGCGGCAAAGGCTGCTATTGAAGCTGCAAAGACCTACGCAGAAAAACGCGCTGCCGAGTACCCACCCATAGCCGATTACATTGACGGCGTTGTCAAGGGCGACCAAACGCAAGTGGACGCCTATGTCGCTGCATGTATGGCCGTTAAAGCAAAGTATCCTAAGCCATGAACGATATAACTCACCGCGAAATCTACGACCGCTTGGTGGCCGTTGAGGGCAAGGTAGATTTGTTAACCGAGAACACCAAAGATGTGACGGCGGCGTTTGCTGCCGCCCAAGGCGCGTTCAAAGTGCTGGAGACGCTCAGTCGCCTAGCCAAGCCCCTGCTGTGGATTGGCGGCCTGCTGGCCGCTGTAGTTACCTTCTGGGATAGCTTTAGAAGCCGCTGAGATGGACGCGCTGCCGCCATTACCGCCAGCAGCACAAGCCCCAGCACCGGTCTTTGAGTGCGTGCGTTGGTCATGGTCATCAGACCGGCTGCTGGTCTGGTGCTTGCAATGGCGGGTGAAGAAATGATCGACCCACTTACCGCACTAGCGGGCATACAGGCAGCAGTCGCGCTGATCAAGAAAGTCAGCAAAACCGTTGACGATGTGTCCTCGCTTGGGCCTGTCCTTGGCAAATACTTTGATGCAAAGTCCACGGCCACCAAGGCCGCTGTTCAGGCCAAAAAGTCCAAGTCATCAATGGGCACGGCTATCCAGATTGAAATGGCACTCGACCAGGCCAAGCGGTTTGAGGACGAGTTGCAGCTTCTGTTCATGCAGTCCGGCAAGATTGACGTCTGGAACAAGATCAAGTCTAGGGCAGCAGCAATGGACGTGGAGTCTGCCCATGATGCGCGGCGTGAGCGTGAGGCTGCGAACAAGCGCAAGCGAGAGATGGATGAAGTCATTGAACTTGGGCTGGTGGTACTTGTCTTTTTTATCATGCTGGGCGCTATCACGTACTTTGCCCTTGGCATCCTTGAGCAATGCGGAGGGCGCTGCTGATGGCAACTGACGAGCGCCTCAATCTAGTTGACAAAGTGCTGGCGTATGTGTCCAGCCCGTTCCGGCTGTTCGCAATGGTGCTGATGGCCGTGCTGACCTTCGCCGGTTATTTTGTATACACAAACCAAGACCTTCTGATCGGCGCCTACAAAGAGTCCAAAAAGATTCCGTCCATTGCTGAAGACCGCGTAGAAGACGCTGCCGCCCACCTGTTCAAGCAGTCCGGCGCCTTGGTGGTGGCGGTCTTCAAAGTCAACAGCATGTTCGGCACGCGCATCCTGTACCGCGCCTACGGCAAAAACGGCAGGGACAAAACCAATGACGGGCTGGATGTTGGTCTGTTCACCCAGAACGCTGCCAACAATGCAGATGTGGTTAAGCTCATGGCAAACGAGATTCCGTGCAGCGAGTACCGATCAGCGCAGAGTGAAATGGGCCTGTGGTACATCGCCCGAGGCGTAGCTTTTACCTGCCGTATCAGTGTCCCACCTGAACCGGGGAGATTCGTTGGGCAGATCACGGTCGGATGGGCTACCCAGCCAGAGGACATGGAGAGCACCCGCGCCATGCTTCAAATTGCAGCAACCATGTTATCAAGGAGTAAACAATAATGGACTGGTTAAAACAAATCGCGCCCACAATCGCAACCGCTATGGGCGGCCCATTAGCCGGCATGGCCGTGTCGGCTATCAGCAAGGCCATCGGTGTTGACCCCGACAAAGTGGGCGACTTGATCTCCAACAACAAGCTGTCGGCAGAACAGATTGCTCAGGTCAAAATTGCTGAGATCGAATTGCAGAAACAGGCGCAGGAGCTTGGCCTCAACTTTGAGAAGCTGGAGGTTGAGGATAGGAAGTCAGCAAGAAGCATGCAGGCGGCAACACGCTCAATTGTTCCACCAGTGTTGGCCGCAATTATTACGGTTGGGTTTTTTGGCATTTTGGGGATGATGCTGTTCGGCAAGGTTGACGGCAGCAACCCAACAATCTTGATGATGCTGGGCAGTTTGTCCACCGCTTGGACGGGCATCATTGCTTATTATTTTGGCTCATCCGCTGGATCACAAGCCAAAACAGAGCTTCTTTCTAAGGCAGGGCCAGTAAAATGACACCACACTTTACCCTCGCGGAATTGACCGCTACAAGCCACCGCCAGTTTGACAACACGCCCAACGAGAAAGAACTAGCCAACTTGCAAAAGCTGGCTGAGTTCTTGGAGCAAGTCAAGACCACGCTGGACGGCAAGCCAATTATGATCAACTCAGCGTTTCGCAGCAAGGCCGTCAACGACAGCGTAGGCAGCAAGGACACCAGCCAGCACCGTCTGGGCTATGCGGCTGACTTCAAAGTGCCAGGCATGACGCCAGACCAAGTTGTGCGGGCCATCATTGACTCTGACTTGCAGTTTGACCAGATCATCCGTGAGTTTGACGCCTGGACGCACATCAGCATCAGCCCCTACCCGCGCCGTCAGGCGCTGATCATTGACAGGGCGGGCACTCGCCCTTTCGCATAAGCGCTCGGTACGCCTCAATGGCGTCCTTAAGGTCGCACTGAAGCTGCTGAATCCTGTCGTCTTGCTCAACCAGCTTGTCGTTTGCTTGCTGCGCGAACGCCACTAGGTTTTCTTGAGTCCAAGTTTTGAAGTTTGACATGTTCTTCCGTGGTAAATTTATGGCCGTTGCCGCACTCTCGGCGGCGCACTATGTGGTCGCCCTTGTTGCGTGTGTCGTTAATCTGCGTCCATGCGTTGCAAGTTGGGCAGTTCAAGCGTCCTTCTCCTCAATCGTGTAAAACCAGTCATCGCCAGCGCTCCACTTGCGGGTGCCGTCAACGGTGTAAAAATCTTTGGCCGCTTGGAAGTCAGGAAACTTTGTCTCGGCGGGGATCAGGCTCTGGTCGTACCACAGGCAGCGGTTGTTTGGCTGGCAAGCAAACTGGCCGTTGTCCAGCATGATCCAGTTGAACGACTTGTGTTCTTCAGCCTGCTCTGTAAAGCCCGTGTCCAGCGCCATCTCATCAGCGCAAAAGTCTACGGTAAACATGTACCGCCCAAAGTGCCACTGCTTGTCCTTGCCCAAGAACTTGACGCCCAAGTTACGCAAGCCGATCTTTTCCACGATGGTGAACCGATAGCCCATGCAGTCCCATAGCTGGAGCGTGTCGATGGGCAAGTGGGGCAGCCCTGCTAGCTGGTATGTCTTGTCATGCCAGACATAAGCATGGATGGGCAGCTTGTCGTACAGCGCGCCATACGCTGGCAACAGCGACTCAATGCGAAACACTTGGCCTCGCAAGGCTTTCAGGCTGACCCAGATGGCCGGTTCCAACTCGCCGTGGCCCTTGGTGTGGTTGTACAAAAACTCACGCTTGACAAAGCATTTAATGGGCGGCAATGATGCAATGATGTAACTCATGCTTGTCCCCTTGCGCGGATGATGTCTTCTTGTTTCATGCGTCCACCCATTTCTGTTCAATGCTGCACCACACCACACGCTCGCCTTCACTGATGCAGTACCCGCCCACAACATCGTCAAGCTGCCCACCAAGGCGGTAGTAGCTGTCCTCTTTAAATGCCATGAGTTTCTCACCAGCAGCAATCTGCACAGTGACAGTGCGTACCCCGTCCTTGCGGGTAAAGTCTTTAATGACTTTCATATCAACAAGCTCCAAATCCAAAGCCCCGTGAAGAACAGCGCGAAACTAATCACCAACAGCACCGCCAGCACAAAGCCAACGACAACACTGCCAATCCGCTGCCAAACCTCCGGCACGGGTTCAATGTCGTCGGGTATCATGTTGCGGCCTCCAAGTACGCCTTCAGGCGCTTGATACGTTGCTTATGGCAGGTGACCATTGCTTGTGCATATTCCACGCCAGCCTCTGCCCTCAACAAGTCATGTTCTGCATGCAGCAATTCATGCGCGGCAGTTTGTAATGGCGGCAGCATTTTGAGCGTTGACCTAAATTCAGTCCACATGTACTTGAACATCATTTCACCAAGACGTCAAAGAAGGCCAACAGGAAGATCACTCCAAAGGCAATCAGAAAGACAGCGCCCAAAAAGCTGATCAACAAGGATCGAGCCTGATCATGGTTCTGCTGAGTAAAGTAGGTCTGTTTCATTTCGTTTTCTCCTTGGTTAATTTACTGACATATCCACGCACTTTGGCGGCGTGTTCTTGGGTGAGATAGAACTCAACTCTGGTTAGGCCAAGCGCCTTTCGGCGCTGGCGTAATAGCTGGACTCGTTGGGTGGGGGTCATGCAATCCCTTGTGCTTTATCAAGGGCTGCTCTGGCTGGTATTAGCAGTGCCGCAGGAAGTGTTTTGTTGTCAACTATTGAGAGCAACGCCTCGTACAAGTCACGCGCTGCGGCAAGCATCTTCGCATTGTCAAAATCGTGCTGACTGATACCTGGCAAACTTGCAATAATTTCACGGCCTTCTTTGATGTGTAAACCTAGAGATTCATCTTCATCAAAATCTTCTTCGTAAATCCAAGTGTTTGATGTTGTCATGTCGTTTTCCTTTTGTTGGACGGGGCCGTAGCCCCGTTTGGTTAATTGGTCAACTACCCTCAAAACCAGCAAGCTGTTTCGCTTGCAGTAATTTTGTCTTGGTAATAGTTCCAGCCCTCAATCCAATCCTTAGATTTAGATTTGTCGCAAGACTCACACAATGCTGCTGCATCAAAACCAATGCGGAATTCTTTGTTTGTGAAATATTTGTTCATGTCGTTTTCTCCTTTGATGGGGCCGTAGCCCCGTTTGGTTAAATGTTTGCGTCAGCTTTTTTCAAGCCGTTGCCAGCGGTGAACATGGCTTGAGCTTCAGCCTCGTAGTAGCCATACTTTTTGCAAAAGGCAAGCAGCTTTTTGCGCACTGCAACTGGATGCCAGTACTCCTGCTCTGCATGAAGGTCAAGCTCATGCAGGCAAATCCAGCAGAGGTCTTCGACTGTTGTATGTGCCGAGTGATCAAACCCGCAAACATCGGGTAATTGGTTAAGTGCTTTTTCAAATGTCATGTTGCTCTCCTGTTGTTGATGACTCTATTGTAACGCCGTTTCCGGTAACTGCAAGTCTTTTTTCAACTATTTTGTAGGGACAAACCCTAACACCATCTCTTTAGCCTGATCAGCCCCCTTTGCCACGAAACAGGTGTAGCCACAGCCCTCCAGATAGGCAATCCAGTCTTTCTGCTCAGCGCTGAGACTGCCACCCTTGACCCGCTTCATCTCCACCCACAAGCGCCAGTCTGGAATGAACAGGTCAGGCACGCCAGGCGATACGCCCTCAACCTTCAAGCGCCCCGCTGTAGCCATGCTTCTAGCACCACCGTTTGGGATGGCAAAAATACGGACGCCCCTGTAGCCTTGGCGAAACCAGCGCACGAACTCGCGCTGCTCCTCGTGTTCGGTGGGTATGCGCTCGGTCAAAACGGCATCTCCCGTTCCCACTTATCGCACTCGCTCACGGTGCTGGCGAACTCTGCTGGCGGCTGCATAAAGAACTCTACGCACAGGCCATCCACGCCGTAATGCTCACAGGTGTGGCAGCACCTCGGTGGGCCAGCGGCTAGCCAGCGCTTGTAGTCAGTCACCAAATCCGGTTCAGGGTGTCTCATACCATCTTCTCCTCATTACTCTAAAAAATTTGCCATCGCGCTTAAACTCAATATGAATTGGTGGCTGCGCTTGATTCATGTTCTGGGCCATCTCCTCCAACGACTGCACGTTGAGGCCACCACGCTCGATCTGAGCTTGTTCTGCTATATCCACGAGCTTTTGCAAAGCCATCTGACCGGCGTAGCCTTCGTGCGTAACAGCTAGGTACTCTGTAATGGCTGGGTCACTCAAGCCCCCGTAGTAAGTCACCGCCAGCATCTCTTTGCCCGAGGCTTTACTGATGTGCTTGCGCCATGCCCAGCTTGTTACATCCAGATCAGTGCCATCTAGCCCCATGATGTCGTCATCGTGCAGCTTGAGTTTTTTAAGTTCTGGGGCTGGAAATGCAGTCCCACAAGCAGGGCAAACTGCCGCTGATATGGCGCACAGCTCACCGCATTCGTCACAAACCTTAACTGGTGCTTCGCCATTGCCATCGCCGCCCTTTTTTGGGGGCTGGACAGCAGTGATCGGCCCGTGCGTAGACACCACGCCAGCAAAGTCCAGCACTAGGCAGTGATCGGTGTGGCTCTTGACGCGCATCCCGCGCCCTGCCATCTGCACATACAGGCTGGCGCTCATGGTGGGGCGCAGCATGGCGATCAGGTCAATGTCTGGGTAGTCAAAGCCGGTGGTCAGCACATTGGCATTGGTGAGCGCACGCAAGCGGCCAGCCTTAAAGTCGGCCAGCATTCTCTCGCGCTCCTTCTTTGGCGTCTCGCCGGTCACGCACTCAGCCGCCACGCCATGCTGGCGCAAGACCTCTGCAACGTGCTGCGCGTGCTTTACACCAGCGCAAAACACCAGCCACGCCTTGCGGTCACCAGCCAATGCCACCACCTCGCGCACCACCTTCTGGTTCTGATCGTCCGTGTCCACCGCAGCCTGCAACTCAGACTCAATGAACTCGCCGCCACGCTTATGCACACCAGTCACATCCAGCTTGGCCTTGGTGGTTTTGGAACGCAAGGTTGACAGATAGCCTTTGTAAATCAACTCCTCAATGCTGATAGGATTAATCAGCGCATCAAACAGCGCTGGCTTGTCCGTGATCAGGCCATGCCCCAACCGGTAAGGCGTGGCCGTCAAACCCACCACCCGCAGCGCAGGGTTGATGGCCTTGAGCTGCTCTAACAGCGTGCGGTAGCCGCCCTCGTCCTTGTGGTTGACCAAGTGGCACTCGTCAATGATCACCAGATCGGTGTGGCCTAACTGCTTGGCCTTGGTACGCACCGATTGGATGCCAGCAAAGGTGATCGGCTCACCCAAGTCCTTGCGGCCAATGCTTGCGCTGTAGATGCCCATCGGAGCACCGGCCCAGTGCTGGCGCATCTTCTCAGCGTTCTGCTCGATCAATTCCTTCACATGGGTCAGCATCAGCACCCGAGTCTCGGGCCAGTTCTGCAAGGCATCCTTGCACAGCGCCGCCACAATGTGGCTCTTGCCTGATCCGGTGGGCAACACCAAACAAGGATTGCCCTTGCCGCCCTCCTCAAACCATGCGTAAAGCTGGTCTATGGTGCGTTGTTGGTAGTCACGGAGCATTGCTAAGCACCATTTTGTAATTGTTTATTTTGGGCATTGAAGTTGTGTCTAAAATTTTTTGCAATCGGTTGTTTTTAAATTTTGAGTAATCAACATGGTGATGCCAGCGATTAAATTTAAAAACGACTTTGGCAACATCTGGATGTAAATCGGCCAGCATCTGGCTCTTGGGCAAAGTCCCCTCTGCATCGTAAAAATCTGCACTGTTACCACCACGCATTCGCTGTGTGGTGATCTTCCCGCACAGGAATGCGTTAAATTGAATTGTGCAAAGACCATCCTTCAGCACACGAATACTCAGGTCAGTGTCCTCGTTGTATCGTCCACGCCAGCGGTAGCCAGAGTAGTTGTCAATCAGCAGACATGAGTAGATGCGTGTGTTCAAGATGTACGGCGGCACTGGGTCGCCCTTCTTGCAGAAAGAATAGTAGTTAAGACCGGCCACTGGAACATTGGAATAGCGGCAGACAAAATCTTCTGCTGCAAGAAGGGTTGAGCCTGTTCTAACCTCAAATTTTTCGTTCCGATTGAGGTAGTGGAAGGCATCGATGTTGTCATCCATGACCCAATGACGGGCGTGCTTTTTCCAAATGGAGTGGTCGATGCAGAAGTTTCGTGCGGGGCCCGGCCCCGTGCTCTTACCCGCATAACCCAAAGCGTCACAACTCTCGTACTCAGCCTTGTATATCGGCGGCAACACCAACAACTCCCCGTAGCACCTACCAGCTTTGTACAAGTCAAGCTCCTGTTCCTCCACCACAATGTAGTGCGGCACGCCCATCTCATGCAGCGCTCTGGTCGTAAGTCCATTCGCATGGCGTCCCTTAGACACTATGTAAACTGGGAACTTAGGATTCATCGATGTACACCTTGCGCTCCAGCCCCCAGTGCGACTTAAACGGATGCCAAATGCTTTTTGTTTTTATAGTCAGCTTTTGGTTGATAACTTTTTCAAAGTCTTTGTAATCGGCCTCGGTATCAAACCTGACAATTAGCTCTTTAAATGGCTCTTTTTTTTCTTGGACAAATTCAGGCATACCGACCCACTCAGGGTACTCGTCAAATAAATTGCTCACCCCACCACCCGCGCATTCCAAACCTGGCGCATCTCAGCAATCAAAGGATCACCACCAGTACAAGCCTCGGCGTTAGCCAGCAGTTCCGTGCTACCCCAGACGCCCTCTTGCGCTGGGTCACCGTTTGCCATGTTCACGCCATTGATCTCATAGACAGCAGTAAACTCATCCGGCCCATCCTTACGCTGCCAAGGCACAAGGTCAGGGTGTAGGACATGCGACTCGCAACCTTTGTGCTGTGCGTCCACTGGTATCACATCGTTCCACTTAGCGCAGTGCCAAGTCGAATCAGGCATTGGCGTGGCGTTGGCACAAGTGCGGCAATTGACATGCTTGGTGGTCTTAGTTTCGTGGCAGAACTTGTACGCATCGCAGAACTTGCATTGATACCAGCTTGGGTCAGTGCTGATCGGCTCTGGCATGCGCTCGGCCAGTGCAATGTAGTGGCCTCGGCGCACCGCTTTTTCTGAGACTTCCTTGTCAAACTTCACGCGCTCGGTATGGATGCGGTCATCGTCCTTGCAAATGGCAACATACAGCGCACGGTCAATCCCCGTGCCTTGCATATAAACTTGCATCTGTGTGAAATGCTCTGGCTTGGCTTTTTCCACGCCATCCTTGACCAGCGCATCAAAAGACTTCTTAGAATGCGTCTTGAACTCAGCCACATGCTTGGCCTTTGGTGCTTCCGGCACGCCCTTGTCAATGATGGCATCCAAACTGCCAGAGACATGGCCTCCGAAGTCAACCCGATGCTGGGCAGACACCTTGCGTACATCTAGCCCAATGGCACGCAAGTCACTGATGATGGTGGCCTCCTCGTTTTGCCCCCTGCGGAACAAGCGCAAAATCCGGCCAGAGAACTCAGGCTGCACCGCCCACCGGAACGACAACCACAGCCAGCGGTCACAGACATGGCCCAATGTGCTAGCGCCAAGGTGTGCGCGTGGCTTTTCTGACTTTGACTCGTGGTGCTTGTCAATTAACGCGGTGATGGTATTATCTGGTTGGGGAATAATCACTTGTTCTCTCCTTGATTGATCTTGAACCCCGCACTTTTATCGGTGCGGGGCTTTTTTTTGCTTACTTCTTAGCCCAAGGTGGCGCTGCCTTAGCAGCGGCTGCTGGCGCAGAAGCCGGTGCTGCTGTAGCGACTGGCGCTACGCTACCAGACACCGACTTGAAGCCCCGCACCTCGTTGCTTGCGCCATATTGCGCGTCTTGTTTAATGTCCAGCTTGATGCTGATCTGACCACCAATCAGTTGATCAGTGTCGGCCACCTTTGCCAGACCAATCGCACGCATGATCTCGCCCAACTGCTGGCGTCCGATCTCCTCGGCCTTGGGGTTGGCGTTCTTGATGTTGAGGTTGCCAAACACCACCCGACCTTGGTGGCTCGGGCCGGTGATGTCATAGCGCAGCTTGATGTACTGTCCATTGCCAGCCTTGGTGTCCTTTAACTCAGCTTGGCTGATGGTGCATGTGTACCAACCAGCAGGCAGCGGTTCAAAGTTGTTAGCGTTACCCGCGGGCAACTCGTTAACGTCAAAAGTTTCGGTGAGAAAAGCCATGATAATTATTCCTTGATAGTGATTTTGAAAGATGGACGGCCAGGCTTGGCCGTAAT